AATTTTTGATAAGATGAACCTGGATATTAGTACTAAACGAAATGCTAAGATAGAGGAATTAAAAAAGAATCTTAAAAAGGGAAAAAAGCGTAAGCTTAATTCTTTAATAAGATCTTTAAGAACTCCAAAGTCTTTGACAAAGTATGTTAGAAAAATAACTGGGTTGTCAGATCAAGAAGGGAAGACCCGAACGGTTGCCATTTTTGATTATTTTTCGCAAACGGTCTTACGACCATTGCATAATTATCTTTTTGGTATACTGAAGAGTATTCCACAGGATTGTACGTTTGATCAAGGATCCTTTATGAACAAATTAAGAACAAATGGATTTAGTGCCAGTACGGACCTTTCGGCCTTTACTGATCGCTTTCCAATTGTCTTTAATCATTCTTTGATTCGTACTCGATTTGGTAGGAAATATGCAGATGCATGGAAAAACACAATGGTTGGTTATCCATTTGCTCTCAAAGAGATACGTGATGATATCACGTATGCCGTTGGGAACCCAATGGGTGCATACTCATCGTGGAATTCTACTGCTCTTGCACATCATTTTTTGATCTACTTAGCTTGTGACGAATTAGGTGTTGATTTCTCAACTTCTTGTTATGTTCTTCTAGGCGATGACCTTGCTATTCAAGATGAAAATCTTAATAACAAGTATCTTGAACTGTTATCATTATATGGGATCTCTTATTCGAAAGAAAAGAGTCACATAAACAATAATGGTGTCATAGAGTTCGCAAAGAGATTCATTGTAAGAGGTAAAGAGGTAACTCCTTTTCCAATCAACGCTATTTATGTATCAAGGCGAAAGCCACTACTAGCATTGAATACAATACTCGAAGAAGGACGTAAGGGCTGGTTTAAAAACCAGAAACCCCTTTCGGTAATTTCTGAAATGATTGAGACCCTTCCTTTATCTTCTTCATATAAGAGGAAGACAAGGGAAGAATCTCTCTCTATTATCCAGTTAAACTTAGCCATTCTCGGAGTTATTACTCCAGAACAGGCCTTACGGCCGATCCTGGAAAGTAACAAAGCATTATCTTTTATCACATTAAGAGATGATTTTGCCCAAAAGGCGGAATCTATTCTTAAACGCGTTATTATGGTAATGTTCGTGAACAGCTATGAAAATAAAGGCGGAAAGACCCTTGGCCAAATAGCCATAGATCTTGTCTGCTTTATCACCGGACTTCAGAATACACCAGAGGTGGTAATACAAGAAATCATTGAATCTATTCCAGTACTTGGAGTTCAAGG